TCCCGATAGGGAATTACTTATCTCAATACTTTGCTCAGATCTACTTGACTCCGTTGGACAGGTGGATCAAAGAAGTAGCTGGCATGAAGTATTATATTCGGTATGGCGACGACGGTGTCATATTATATAGCGATAGGCAGAGACTCAAAGAACTTCTCGCCGAGATAGCCATTTTCATGAAGGATCGACTCGATCTCACAATCAATCCCAAGAGCCGAGTCTATCCAATTGATTCGACCGGCGTAGATTTTCTCGGTTATAGAACCTATAGAAATTACACTCTCCTTAGGTCCAGGGCTGCTAAGAGATTCAAGAATAGGATACGTTTTATCGAACAAAATTATGCCACAATGGAACCCCAGACTATTATCAGCAGCGTCATGTCCTATCTTGGTTGGGTGGGGTTTTGCAATGGTTA